CTATTTCTCAATATCACCGCTTTCTTGGCAATAGTGTTTGCCATATGGGAATAGAAAGCAGGAAATATGGGTAATCCTTTTGACCAAGCCAACCCACACTCTCCTGTAGCTTTAATGATAGGTGCTACCTCCTGTGGTGTTCGACCAACATGCACTGTGTCAGTGAACAGTGCCTTGTGGACATTCCTGCACATGGTGTAGCTCTCACCGTTAAAAACAGGGTGACATTGGCAGAACTCAATCTGTTCCAATTCATAACAAGGCTTCTCCACCTTCATAGAAAACCCCTTACCAGTGAACCAGGCCTCCAAACCACCCATAAAGGTCTCCAAGTCCTCTGACTCCATAAACACTACACAATCATCACCATCATTGATCAGTTTCCCACTTACGCCTCTTTCCTGGAGGTATGACCAAACAAGCCCTGTCATAATCAAACAGTTCCCCAGGGCTGTGTTCATATCCCCAGACATCCTGGCTCCATGCTTCTCGTAATCCAACCGCTTACCCTCCAAGTAAGCCGTCCCCCTATTTACTAGCTGCTTGGACAACAACCAACGCAAATACCGTTGTCTACCAACATAACAGCTCTGATAAATAGAATGTTCCCACTCGAGAGCATCCACAGAAACGTGCTGATCAAAGCGTGAGGCATCCAATCCTACGGCAACAGGATTCCTAAAAGAATTCCACTTCCGCTCGATTAATTCGCCTCTCTGATTGAAATTGAGACCCTTAGCTATGGTGGTTTCCCCCCACACACGAGCCACTGCCTTATACAATACATGTTCAATGGGTTTGATGTACCTGCCTAGCTCTAAACAGTATTCAGGAGAACGTGGGGAGATCAACCTAGGTGCAGGGTCAATCTTACTCCAAGCGCAGACTTTTTCATCTTTAATGAAAATCTGGATATTGCAGTCGCGCTCACATAGTTCATTATCAACAAGACGCTTTGCCGCCGCCTCGTACCTCTTACGCTTCGGCCCATCATACAACGCAACGAATTCATCGCGTGAGATAGGATGAGTGTAACGAGGCATCTTCTGGAGGACCTTCTTGCGATAACAATCCATGGCACCAGTGGAATAAGCAGCTGGCATAGGACTTGGAGGTTCTACAAACCCACCATCAGGAGTGGGTACCATCATCAACCTCTCTCCAAGCCCCCTCAACAGATTATCCACAGAGTTATTGTGGGTGAAACACACCCCACGTGCAGGGTACACAGTGTCCATAAGGACAGTGCGCTCCTGAACCTTGCCCTTGTCGGTCTTTACATCAGTGATCCGTACATTAGGTGGCATAAATCTAGGGCAACTGTTGTAACCACCAACACTGACGAGACGCCCCTATCGCATGACACTTAGCGCCTTCCTTTCATTATAGTATTCCATACGTGCAAACTTTCGCTGCTTCCTCTTGCTCATCATAGACCAATACTCATCAGTTGGTTCAAAACACAACTCCATTGTATCAGACATGAACAAGTCAATTTGGTGGTATGGAATGCCCAACTGTTTCCACTCCGCCAACAGCCACCGATGAACTGCGGCCCTGTTGATGGGAGAATCCTCGCACTGGTTGGCAAATAGGAACCGACCCTTCACTGCTCTGGCCCACTTGGCACAAAACCTATTGTGGGTGCGACGCTTAAACAGCTGCGCCTCGTTTAACCGGTCAGCTGGGGCGTTTCCTTTTCGCTCCTCAATGGAAGAAATGTTGGGGTATGTGTCAAGAGGTGTTCGGAAGATGTCTGGACTGTTTAACGCCTCCAGATCGGCGATGCAAGCATCTTTCACAGAACGCCTCCAGCTCAGATGGGAGAGGACCATCCGGCCGGCTTGTACAACGAATCCAGTTACCAGAGCTTTGTGAGCAACTGCGACGATAATATTCATATTGTACTTAAAAGGGGAAGTGAAGTTTAACGATACCTTCAGATCGGGCGGTACGCCGCCGGCGCAATAAATTCAGGTAGCACCGGGTCAACATCCTCATTGAGTGATGAACGGCCATGACCCTTACCTGTATCAAATATGCGGATTACCATTCGGTCCAGGACCTAG